AGGAGTTGTCGTGCTACTTGATACTACAACGTAGTCGTTAGTTCGTAAACCATGACCTACTGAATTTATAGAAGTTGGATTACCTAGAGTTACGGTATCGCCAACAGAATTACTTGTTGAATAATGAATATCAAAAATTCCATCTACACTAGAAACAATCGCAATAGCGGCTTGAGTTGCATTTGTCAATTCTTCGTTTGTAGTAACTCCAGCACTAACATCAACTTCTATAGGTAACATACCCACCAAAGGAGAATCCGGTAAAGTTCCAGGATCAATAGAATCTACACTGTCAGAATACCAGATATAATATGTTTTTTCAGCATCAGGAGTATATAAAACAATTACTTTTTCGTTAACAGAAGCAGGAATTGTTCCAACATATTTTTCAAAATCAATATCCTGTATAGTCTTAGTATTATCATACCAAATATAATATTTACGTTTATCTCCTGCTGAGTTTATTAAACAATATTTACCGTCTAAATCTGTAGGAATTAAACCACTATAAGGAGTAAAATTTAAATCAGTAACTTCTTCTCTACCGTAAAAGGTATAAGTTTGTGACGGATTAATATTATCATCAATTGTTATAGATGAATCTCCGCTAACAAAATTAGATACAGAAAGGAGTCCGAGATCTGCTCTAGCTCTACTTTCAGTATTTGCATAAAACACCGTGCTTTGGTACATTGTTAAATCTTTAGCTAAGGGAGGAGGTTCATTTGCTTGATCTATACCATCTCCCGAATTGGGGTTAGTATAAAGAAATAATCCACCTTGTCTGAAATCTTCAGGAGCTAAGTCCTCAACTTCGACGACATCCCCAGGAGATAATGTAGTAACAAAATCCTCTATAACTAGATTCATTTCATCACCAGGATCTATGTCCTCTACAGTCAAAGAACCTACAGCAGTAAATACCGCAGTTCTATATACTTGATAAAAATAAACGCTAGTGTCTACATTTTGAGGAATAACAAATTTTAAATTAACATTTGCATTTGCTTGAGTAAAGTTAGACATAACTAAACGAGAGCTTGGAGATCCTAATAAAAGATTATCATTTGTATCTTTATATCCCCATACTATTCTATAAGCAACTTCGCTATCTGGAGGTAAGAACCCGTCAGCATTACTAACCAAGTCTCCTGTAACATCTAAAGCTTTAGCTGCCCCAGCATCAATTATAAAATCAGCAGCAGTTGTGAAGTCATCTGCAGTTTTAGCTGATATCTTCTTAATGCCATCATTCGTTGTAAAATATAAGTTTTTATTTGATTCTTGTGATCTGATTCTACGACCAGTCTCAGATTCTATATAACTTCCGTCAAATTCAAGAAAGTTACCATCATCTATATTATTGTGTTCATTATCATTAAATAATAGAGTACTATTATAGTGGATTAATATTCGATCTTTATAACTAAGAAGTTGTTTAGATACGTCACTTTCAATACCAAACGTATTACCATATTGTGAATGACCTCTACGAGGTTCAATAATATCATTTCTATCTATAATGACATTATTAGCAACAGACAGCGAACCTTCCGGTATAGCTGAAAGTTGATTTGAATCAGTAAATAAGCCTTTGGCTTTTAGGAGCGTTCTTTGTGACATTGATCACCTTATCGTCTATTAAATCGTTTAGTAAAAACTGAAGTTCTTATTACTCCGTGTCTGTTTACAACTTTTTGAGGAGCATCGTCAATTCTATTATCAATCAACATTCCTGCAGCTCGTTCCATTTGTTGTAGTTTTATTAGTGCATTTTGTAATCCCTGAGTATCTCCCATAGATTCTAATACTCTACATGCTACCATTTGAGCTAACATTGGGTGAAGTTCACTAGGAACTTGTGGGATATTTGCCTCACAAGCTAGAGACACATGATCTCCTTTTTTTAATTCTTTTGGGATATCTGTAGTATTAAATGTTATAGATTTACCAACAGTATCTAATGTTATTGGTTTTATATCTTTAGTTAATATTGAAGCTGGGGAATCGCCTTTATATAAATCATATATAATGCTAGTATTAAATTCTTCAGGTACAGAGTCTAATGCAACTTTACTAGTACCATCACCATTATCTAGGATATTCTTTACTATCCCAACTTTGGAAGATAAAACTAAAGCTGAAGGTCTAATGTAGTAAACAAAAACTAAAGAGCCACTTGGAGTAGATTCAGCAGCTCCACTAAGTACTACTTTGTTTCCTTTAACATAAAACTGCTTAAGACTAACGCCAGTACTTCCGCCATATGAATTAAATCTTTCACCTATACCTATACGAGTCATTTCGGCAATATTACTTTCGTCAAATTTATGTTGAAGATCTCTTAGCTTATTTCCCAAAGCTCTTGCTGGAATTTCATAATCACTTCTATTTGCTTCTAACGCAACCTCTTCTTCATACAGAAGATGATCTTCATGTACGGACATAATACCAGGAACTACACCTAATTGAAGTTCTTCATTAGCAAAATCTAATAAGTCTTCTGATGTAAATGTTGCCTGATTTTCAGGAATTGAAGCTCTGCGTTTTATACTCTCAATAAGAGCATCCGCAGTTAATGGTTTAGACATTATAAACTCCTATTACGCTTTTTTCTTAAGAAGTTCTTTTGCCTTTTCTAGTCCTTCTTTAAGACCTTTTTTGTTTTTAGCAGCAACGGTGACTTTTTGCATTTTATCAACGTCATCACTCATCATTCCTGAAGCAAGACTATGTAGCTCTTTTAAAGCACACATTTTGCCTTCCATTTTACCGCTTCCTTTTTTCTTCTTCATTTTATTCTCCATTAGATAAGATTAAGTAATATTGACATCACTAAACCGATTCCTAAAACTATATTTATATTCTTTTGCTTATTGATTTTTGCATTTAATTTAGCATTAACTTCTTTTATATGTAGATCTTTTTTCACTAATCTATCGCTAAAAGACTTTAAAGCTTCCTCTATGTGAGTATTTTCTACAGCAACTGGCTGACGCTCATCTACTACTTTATGGTCGATATGAGCTAAAACTTGGTCACTTAACTTTTGAACAACTTTAGAAACTGAATGAGTTCTTTGATCTAAGGTCACTACATCACACTTTATCATCTCTATATCGCTCTGTAACGGGCTTAAATCAACATGTACTGGTTCTTGTACTATAACTTCAACTACCTCTTTAGAAGGTACTATAACCTCTTTTTGAGGTTCTTTAGCTTCAGGAAGTTCTGGTAATTTAGCTTCTAGCATTAAACCTTCACCAAATGTAATTTTTGCCATTAAGATCTCCCAACTAAATGAACATCACCAATAGCATCAACTGACACTATTTTTATGCGTCTAGCACATACATCAATTATCATACTTTCGGTACCAACTTTAATAAAGAAAGAACCACTATCGTTTGGGCTAACATAAACCTCAACGCCTCCAGAACCATCAACATCAACTCTTACTTGCTTTAAAGACGAACAATCTAGGGCAGGAATTACTTCTTGTCCTGCGTCTGCAACTTCAACGCCTATAGCACTTGCTGTTAATTTAGCTGGGTGACTTGTTACGCTATCACCATCTAGATGATTTAGTTCCATATTCATTTCAGTATCTGTTATTTTAACACGTTTAGCCTTTGAAACAGGATCGTGCTCGTCTCTTAAAATATGAGTTGTATCTTTTTTTATTTTCCCAGTCATTTATTTATCCTTATACGCTTGTAGTTATTGCTCTACATTTTATTGTTCCAGAAACAAATCCAGCAAGATTTGCACTTTTATATTGTAACTGACCAGAGGTCGTTATATCAAACAAAATTTGAGAATTATCTCCATTTACTGATTGTGAGATTATCCAATCAGCTCCACGTTGAATTGCTAGTATTTTACCAGATTCAAACAAATCTGCAGTAGCATCAATGGATACTGAATATTCTATTTCTGCGGATCTTGTAACACCGTTAGCGAAAGCAACACCAGTTACGTTAGCAAAGGCAACCTGATTATTAGCGACACTAAAACTAACTTCATCCAAATCTCCAACAACAAAAGATGTGTTATCATCTACATATTTCTTTGTAGCAGCATCTTGGTCCGCAGTTGGGTCAACTACATTAACAATCTTTACAACATTAACATCAACTTCACTACCATCTAATAATATTTTACCTTGTGCTCCTGCAGCAACTTCGTTTGTATTTAAACTAAAATACATATCCCCTGTATTAGCGTTCCATGTATTTACTGGATTTTCATATTTAGTAACACCATCGGCATATCCACCAAAAACATCACCTCTAAATCCCCAAGATCCTCCTGTACCATTTGTCGCAGTAGGATATCTAAGCACCAACCAATATTGTGTTGCTGATGAAAGTAGTGGTGCTGAAGGGAAAGTTAAATTTATAGTTTCAATGTTACTTGGAGTATTAAGTGTGTCAAAATCAAAACTATCTGATGTTGCTAAAACTGTAACACCAGGACTTCCTGCAACGTCTGGGCGAATCTCAACATAGGCTAGGCCCGTTTGACTTCCGTTGCCGTTTGTCGTAACTTGAAAATCAAAACTTGCAGCTATGGTATCAACTCCACCAGTTAAAATACTTTGAGTTAAGGGGTATGCTGGTATTACATTAAAATAACCAACATTACCAATCAATTGTTGTATATCTACGGCAGGGCCAACTCCAGGAGCACTATCGGTTACGATATTTATATCTCCAGCAGTATCAGTTGAAAGAATTGTATTACCATCAATCTGTATATTATCTACGTTTAACTGAGTTGCGCCACTTACTGCACCCAAATCGTCAATTTTTACTAAAGAATTTTGTACCAATTTACCAGTAGCGGTATCGTATCTAGCAATAGCTTCATCAGTCGCACTTCCTGGACCAACAATTCTGGAATTTATTTGAGTTTGAATAGAGGATGTAACTCCATCTAAGTAATTAAACTCGGTATTAGAAACTGCACCTGTATTTATTTTTGCAGCATCAATAGCTGCGCCAACTTTAATATCTGAATTTTCAATATTAGTGATAGTATTATTATCGGCATCAATAGTTTTGTTAGTTAGTATTTGAGAATCTGAAGTACCAACAACATCTCCAACTGGAACCGCTTTTCCGCTAATTACTGCACCAGTAGCATCTCTTTCAATAAACTTAGAAGCATCCGCTAATTCAGTTTTTAATGAAGTAATCGAGATGTCGGTAAAAGTATTATCATCACCATCCATTGATTTGTTTGTAATGGTCTGAGCTAAAGCTTTAACAACAATAGTATCGTCGGCATCTGGAACTGAAAGAGTTCTAGTAGTTGACGCAGTAATTGCTCCTAGTTCAAGTTTTAATTGCTTTGTATTATCAGTATTATCCTGTACTGTAAGATTTGTATCTTGTACTGTGATAATATTTGAATTATCTCAAGTTTTATTTGATATAGTTTGGGTTTCATTTTCTAAAACAAAAGTATCAGCCGAAGCTGCATCTGGAATTGTTATTATAGATTGATTGCCAGTTTCGTGTTTGATGTTATCGGCACTAGCCCCAGTAATTAAGTTAGTATCTGATTTAAGGTTCTTATTGATAATTGTTTGAGTAAAGCTTTCTAACACAAAATTATCAGCTATACTAGAATCTGGAATTGTTATAACAGACTGATTTCCAGTTTCTCTTTCAAGGTTATCGGCTTTGGCTCCAGTTAAGAGATTAGTATTACTCTTAAGATTCTTGTTAGTAACAGTTTGAGATGAACTTACATCAACAATTTCTTTTTCACTACCAAGAGCACCTAATTTAAATTTAGAAGCTAAAGCGTCAGCATATATTATACTACCATCAGTTCCAGTACGTTCAATTGTTATTCCAGAACCTTCGGATGATGCGTCATTTCCATTTTTATTATAAGTAACATTAGGATCTTCAATATCAACTGTTGCTGTATTTAAGATCGTTTGAGTACCATTAACTGTAAGATCTCCAGTAATAATTACATTATTATCAAAGGTCTTATCTCCAGCAAAATTCTGAGCAAGTATAGATACTCCACCAGGATTTGTACTATCTGCAGGATGTAGTGTTATTTTATAATCGGATATACTTGGAGTACCTACGTTAGCATCTTCATTTATTGTTACACCTGCTGCGTTAGCTACCGCAGAAAACTCTGTAGGGCTCAATCTAGTATTGTGCCACTTATCTGCACTATTATCATATACAAAGATAGTATCTTCGTCTAGGACAGTTCGAGCTGCACCATCAACATCGCCTGAAGGTAATAATGCTCTTGTAGCTACCGGAGGAAGCCAAAAAGGAGACTGCCCCTCTACTATATCAAAATTACTTGTAAATACATTGAATTTGAAAGCCAATTTTAGCTCCTAATAACATCAGTTAAACGACTTGAAGCATCGTATGTTAAAGTTAATATAGCAATATCAATTCCTGCTAATTTATATGTAGCGGTTCCAACTTCACCAGCACCGTCACCAGAAGCTATATAAGTCAAAACAACTTGATCGTATTCGTCAGGAACTAGAGAGTTTAATACAACAACCCCGGAAGCAGTTCCACCTCCAGCTAAATCTACTGAACTTTTTCTTATAACCTGATTAGCATCTAAATTGTCTAATCCATTTATGCCTTTTGCCATAATTTATTCCTTTACGCTAAAACGCCAACATGCACATGCCAAACCTTAGTTGTATTATTATACACATAAATTTTTCCTTTAGGATCAGTCACAGAAGCAGTGGGGTTAGTAGTGGACGAACTAAGTAGAGGGTTACTATTTGTCATAGTAGATATACTTAAGCTAGCCCCTTGGTTTCTACCCTTAATATGAGAATTTGTTCTCACAGGCTTAGTTATAATTTCAACAACACAAGGTCCACCAAAATTTAGAGTACTACTTGACGTAGTAGCAGCTCCTGTACCATCATTCATTACAATAGACCGAGCAGTACAACCTGTGTCTAAAAATACATTACCAGCAGCTCCAGCGTTTCCACTAACCTGAGCGTCACCACCGCTATTGTTAATGTTATTTGCAATAGCTGTGAAACCTTTTACACTAATTGAGCCGCCTGACCTTCCGGTAGTTCTAACAGAGTTTCCCCCATCTGTAGTAAGGCCCAAACATGTCAGATTGCCGTGGATACTTAAATTTCCACCCTGCCCACCAAGCTCCGTACTAATAGATAACCCGTCAGCGTTACCGCCCGTTGCTACACAATTACTACTTATTTTAGCATCACCTGATACGAGTAATGAACCGCCAGCACCGCCTCTTCCGCAAACATTTGTAGTTCCATTTCTGATAGCTCCACCACCTCTAATAAAAATAGAAGATCCGCAAGCTAGGTAACTACAATACACGTTTCCGCCACGACCACCATCGCCAGTTCCTCTTGAGCCTCCACCATCTGAAAGTAATGTTCCAGAAAGTAATACTAAGTTTCCTCCAACTAAAATGTCTCCACCAGATCCTCCATCAGAATTAGCCCCAGAAGTTCCGTTACTAATAGTTGCTCCACTAGAAGTAATCGTACTGTTAACTAATAAATCACCGGACACATTAATAGAACCGCCATTTCCTGAAACGCCAGTATTCACATTTATGGATGCTGAAGTATTTATTTTTAAACAATTTATATCACCAGAACAAACAATAGCTCCTCCATCACCTGAATCGGAACCAGTTGAACCAGTAAGATTCAGACCACTTCTTAAATCTATTTCTTTAGTATATACAGGAATGGATAAAGAGGCACCTACGTCATGGGTCGTATTAAAACCACCAATAGTTAAAGAACCACCGCCACCACTACTATCAGCTATCAGGTTTGAATCACCACCAAGAGAAAATATACTTGCATCGAACATCACTCCTGAAACAGTTAAGTCACCACCTTTACTATTCTTTCCACCACCAAGATTAATCTGACCATTTAAGGTTAAATCTTTTCCATATAGGTTTCCACCGATTACAATACTTAAACCTGGAGTATTAATAGTTTCTGATTTACCATTAACTAAACCACCACAAACAAAATCTCCAATAATTGATAAAATACTACTATTACTTTTTGGAGGCATTTCAAAAGTTTTAGCACTTATATTACTTATTTCATAATCACTTCCATCAAAAACAAAAGTGGGAAAATCATTATCACTATTATCAATCTCAATTGTGTCAGTGATAGGAATACCTGTTATAGTAAACACTTCTCCCGAAACAGGACCACTTGTCATTTCAATAGTAGTAACTCCTATAACTATTCCATCGTCAGTGAAGTCTTCACCACCTGTGGTTAATTCCATAAAACCACCACCAACATTACTTGAGCTACTAATATTAAAGCCGTTAACACCACCTGTTACTTCTTCTCCCAAGACTTTAAAATCGCCACCAATATTAATAGGACTAATTGTACTTGCATGAGTAAAATCGCAAATACCATCAACAATTAAATCGTCAACGGTATCAACTTGAAAGCCTCCGGTCATAGTAAGATTACCTTCGACTTTTAAAAAACCATTAATCACTATAGCGGCCCCTATAGAAGCATTACCTTGTACTATAACGTCATTGTTGTATGTTCCAGAAAGAACTGAAGCGTCAGGAAGTATTGTTACTCCTCCACTAATTTTAAGATCAGATAATTTAGCCATGTGTCAAAACCCTCCAGGTAGAACCATTGTAAACAAACTCAACATCTCCACCATCAATATCTAGCGTAAAATCTGAAGCTACGCTATCTATTGTTGATCCGTTCCGTCCAATGGTTACATTATTTGTATTCCATCCACCACCAGTAATTGCATCAACAAAGTCAGTAAGTCTAACTTTATTTCCAAGAGACGGGGTAGCTGGTAAATTTAAAGTAAAAATAGCTGTTGTGCTATCAGCAAAAATATGATCATCTACAGCAAGAGTATCGCCAGTATCTACATTAGTTTTAATTAATACAGTTGGACCTCCACCAGAAGCCGCTGCCCAATTACCTTCGCCAGTTACTCCAGTACTAGTCCAAACGTGACCGACAGTTCCTTCAGAGCCATCTTGTAATTGAATTTCACCTCTAGTTGTTGCTGCGCCAGTATTAAGTAAAATATTACCACTTGTACCAACACCAGCCGCACCAGTTTTTATAGACATAATGCCAGTAGTTCCGCCAACTGATTGCCCACTAGTAGCATAAACTGCCCCAGAATTTCCAGTATCAGCAACATTGCCTGTTTCTAATGTAAGAAGACCACTATTACCTAATCTAGCTCCGCCAGTTGATACTTTAACTCGACCAGTGTCTGCGGTACTAGTTAATCCACTTACTCCACCACTATTAATTAAAACTTCACCAGTAATTGATAAATTTTCTCCACTTGAAACACTACCAGATCTCATATAGATTCTACCAGTATCAGTACTTCCGCCAGGAGTACCCGAAGTGTGGCTTCCAGTTAAAATGTTAACACTACCAGAATTGGTCGTATCAGTATTATTTGCAGTACTTAAATCTAAATCTTGGTTTTGTGTATTGTGTTTTACTGCTAAAGGAGATGCCTTAGTTGTTTCTAAATCCGCACTTAAATCTACAGTAGAAATATTATTTAAATCAACATCAGCTTTATTTGTACCAAGACCATCTAATAATCCAGCAACTTCATTAAATGTTGCTTGACTCGTAGTTGCTGTTAACGAAGACCCTGAAGGATCATGAGTAATGTTAGAAGCATCAGTAATAATAGAATTTGTTCCAGTAGCAGATGTTGCGTCAATTGTTTTATTAGTTAAAACCTGAGCATCACTTGTACCAACAACCGATCCAGTTACTCCGTGAACCCCACTTGAAGGGTCATCAACTTCAGCACCATGAGCTAAATTAGAAATCGTATTACTATCAGCGTCAATTGTTTTGTTAGTTAAAGTTTGAGAAGAAGAAACATCAGCAATTTCTATTTCAGAACCTAAAGCTCCAATTTTAAATTTAGAAGCAAGAGCGTCTTCATGAACTATAGAGGCATCAGTACCGACTCTTTCAACAGTAAGTCCTGCACCTTCAGAAGATACATCCGATCCGCCTTTATTAACTGTAATATTCTTATCAGTAACATCAGTATTGGTAGTGTTAATATGGGTAGTTGTTCCATTAACGGTTAAGTCTCCGGTAAGAATTGTATTACCACCAACATTTAAGTTCTCTTCAACACCAACTCCGCCTTGAACAACTAATGCCCCAGTGTCTTTTGTTGTTGAACTAGTTGTGCCTTGAATCTCAAGATCGTCACCAATTGTTTTATTTGTAAGGATATCGGTTGTTGCTTTTGCAACTAAAGTATCAGTAGCGTCAGGAAGTGTTAATATTTTATCTGTAGTTTGACTAGAAAGTATTGTAGTCTTTGTTCCAGTAGTACCTGCAGCATCTATAACAATCTTCTTTGTATTGTCAACACTGTCAACTATTTCAGTTGAGCTATCTTCTAATTGTTTGTTTTTAAGTAAGTCTGTAGTTTCTTTACCAACAAGAGTGTCAGTAGCGTCAGGAATAGTTATTGTTTGATCAACGGTTTGCGAACTAACTATTGTAGTTCTTGTATCATCGGTACCTGCAGGTTCGATAGAAATCTCTTTCTTTCTCGTTTCATCCTGCAGTAACAATCCTTTTATAATTGTCCATAAATTCATAGTTTAATTCCTCTTATTGCTGTAAAGCTTTAGCTCTAAATTTAATTGTTCCGGTATAATTTAATGCACCGATATCATTTGACGTATATTGAAATTGACCTGTTGGGGTAATTGATAATATAACTTGAGAATCACCAATAACTGCACCTTGGCCAGATGACCATTGTCCTATAGTGTTATCATATACAATTTTAATTGTCCCAGTCTCTGCGAATCCAGAAGGATTTGCGCTGGATATACGAAATATTGAGTAATCAATGATAGCAGATCTAACAGACGCTACATTGAAATTTAGACCAATAATATCAACCTTATCTGGTTGTTGGTTGTTTGAGATACTGAAAGATGTTTCTAATATATCATTAGGACCAAATAAGTCACTTAATACCTGAGTTACGCCTTCGGCCCAACCAGTTGCATCTCCGCCCCATCCAGGCTCATCTCCCGAAGTAGGATACTGGTATGGAGTATTATTTACGATTAAAACTTTAGACATTATTACCCCTGAAGATTGAAATAAGGCTTCATTTAATATTTGTTAATTAAATCCTTGACAAGTATCAAATCTATGGTATAATACACTTATGGGAATAGTTTTTGTTTTTATATGTATGTATGTGTTATATATTTCAGTTACTGCTGGTGGCGGTGAACTTAATACACCGCTGAAGTGTCACGAAAAGAAAGAACCCCATAAATGGATTGAAAAGGAGCAAGATGGGAATATTTATATGGTTTGTGAAGTTTGTAAGGAGCTTCCAGGAGAAGGTAGTGAAGAAGGCTGAGATACAGTTTAAAGATGATTCTATTAGAATTACATCAGATTATGCTGATTTATCTAATCATAATGGACCTTTACGAGAGTTGATAGTCGATGTGAGTGAGTATGTATTTAGTGAATACAAGAAAAATATAACAATTACAATGATTTACCGGACTCAAGCAGAGCAGGAAGGTATTTATGGGGTAGGTTATGCTAAGAAAAGTCCCCATCAATTCTGGCAAGCTATCGATTTAAGGAGTAAAGTCTTTACAACAGAAGAAATTGATGATATAGTTGAGTATATTAATAATGGTTATAATAAGAGCAATTATTATAAATGGAGTGCTAAGAATCACGAGGTTAATGGTCACGGTACTCATTTTCACATACAATACCTGGAGGTATAATGTTAAAATTCTGGGCATTTGTATTTAGAAGAACAGGGTATACTCATTCCAGTTTATTAGCTGCAGAATTTGAGAACTTACTTCATAGCTTGGACTACATTGAACAGAGATTCAAAGACGAGTTAGTATGTGAGGATGATGATAAGATGTCCTTAGAGAACCTTGTAGGGATCGAGATTGGAATGTACCAGATGAAGTTGGGCATGACTATTAACCATAAACACATAGATTGGGATGCAGATTCGTTATCTAAGAAGATTTTAATTAAAATAAGGAGATTATTAAATGTATAAAGATCCATTACACATACCTAGCGCACGATATACTGTCGTACATAAAGGTAAAGAAGTTCTTACGTTGAATAAGGCACTATTAGATAGACAATTGGCGTGGCATAATTTAGATAAGATTCTGGCACTACATTCAGAAAAGTTACATTTATATGATATGATGCTTGAAACAGAAGATAATGATTTTCTTATGCTTTGTGATGAATATTGCACATTAATTGAGTTTGAATTACAGGAAGCTTGGGGGTTTACTCAAGATAAGAATTTTCATATGTTTTGGCAAAGGCCAAGATGTTTATGCCCGAAACTTGATAATAACGAGAATTGGGGTACTAAATACTCCATTATAGTTCATGACTGTCCTTTACATGGGTTTGAGTAATGAAAAAGATGGGCGGAGTACTTCTTTGTGATGTATGTAGAATTATAATAAATGAGCACACTGGATATCCTGTGAGAAAAAGTAAATCAGGAAGGACTCTTCATTTCTGTTCTCTTAAATGCAAATATAAGGATACTCCACAAAAGAAAAAGGAAGTTGTATGAAAAGAAGTAAGATTTTAGATAAAATATCATGCTTTATCCATCAGAATCGCAGGGCGACTGAAGTATGGACTTCTGACGATATGGCAAATTGTATATTAGATATTATAGAAGAGTTAGGAATGCTCCCTCCGGATAATAAAACTGGAGATAAATGGATTTATGACCCAGTAAACGAATGGGAAGCTGAAGATGAGTAGTATTGTCTATGTAGTAGAGATGTTGCGTTATGGTAACAGAGAAGCCCATTCATATATAGATGGGATTTATTCTGATAGAGATATTGCAGAAGCTAATGCTAAGTTACATATGATATATCGTGCAGGAAAGTATGAAGCCGAAATTCACGAAATGCAGATAGATGGTGCTAAAGGTAGGGATACTGTCTGTAAAATTGGGGAAATATATGAAAACGAAGAAGACTTAGAATCGGATATTAAGTCTAGAGAAGACTGGTTAAAATATAGAGAGATTCAATCAATTGAGTTTCATAAGAAGTATGGAGATAAAATTGAATAAAATAATACTAAAAGCGTGGCATTATTTAATGAAAGTTAAACCTAAGAAGTATCGTGTATGTTATAATGATGGTATATTAATTACAGAACTATATATGTGGCATTATGATAGTGGTGGTGGATTTAGTTATTGGACCGAAGTAAACGCAATAACAATGGAATGTGGTAGTAATGTATAAAACATGCGAAAAGATAAAAAAAAGGGAAGCATTGCGCTTCCCTTAGAGTATAAAGAACTAAGAATAAGTTCTTTAAGAATTAAAAAGTATATTAGTTTACTATCCCACTGATAAGTGTGTTTTTGCCCGGTGCATAACACAATAACGCTTGATCACTATAAGCTCTAAGCTCATATCCAGCAGCATTTTCTAACTCACGGAAGAAAGTGTCACCTTGATCAGGACGTCTGAAAGTGATGTCCGAAGAACCAATTCTCAACATTTCTTCTTCACAAAGAACATAAGAAAATCCTTCTTTAACATAAATACTAGGAACGATTTCAACTTTACCGTTTTGACCGTAGAAAGTGATTTCTTGATGGCCAGCTTCAGCAACTGATACTTTATAAGAGCTATCAAATTGACGTAAAGCAGTTTGCTCAGTTAAAAGATCAGACCATGTTCTTGGGTTAACAAAAACACAAACTTTACTATCTAGCCCTTTTTCAACGGCTCTAGCAATAGCATCTTGAACGCTAGCAAAAGATAAAGCAGCTCCACCTAAATCGATTTCGTTACCTTTCCAAAGATTAAATTGGGAAGCATCGATACCGAAAAGAACTCCAGTATTAGTTAAAATCTTATGAATTCCTGCAGCTTCTTTATTCTTAGCACCTTTGTAGTAGATTTTATCTCCAACAGCAATACCAACCGGAAGCGCATCTAAAGTAATTGACTTATCGTCCATACTAATCAATGTTCATGTTTTCAGAACCAGCAAATATTCCAGGTGCCCATTCAGCATCCTCGATCTCAACAACAAGACCACCCGGTAATGCTTTTACTTCAGCAATACCAACACCACCGTAGAACATACCAACTTCTAGGCGTCTAGCCATAGAACGAAGCATATTTCTAACTAAAAACTTAGTAGCGTTTTCGAAAGCTTTAGGCTCTCCACCAGCAGCTCTTGAAGCAGCAGCGATACCTAATCTAGATCTAAGCATCATTTGAGAACCTTGAACTGAAGCGTCTCTAATAACACCACTTACAGCGTCATCTAATGCGAAAGCATCGTCAGTTGGTCCAGCATATGTAATACCGTGCTCTAAACCAAGAATAACAGGTTGATGATATAAAGATCCTAATTCTCTTTTACGTCCCGAAAATGGAACTTTCTGCATGAATTTTGTACCTTCTGGGATTAAGTTTTCTAACTTCTCCGCATAAATTTCTTTAAATAAACCGTTTAGGGTTGATACCGTATTTTCTCCGGCCATAATATTTTCCTTTTTTTAAATGTTTAATTATAAGTTAATTGTCTTGTTTTGTACTGCGTATATTTTAGAGAAGGTCTATCTATTAGCTCCCTGGGGTTTACTAAAGACTCCATAAATTAAAATTTATGCTTTACATAGAATATTTGTTAAAATTACTTGACAACTATATAAAATAATGATATAATTGCCAAGAATAGTGTATTATCTGTTTAAATTAAAAGTTTTTGAAGAAATCAGCAGCACTTTTCTTTGCTTCAACTTCTTTATCTTTAGCAGCTTTCTTAGTTTCAGATTGTCCTGTAGGCTTAACGTTAGCTGCACCTTCTGGAGTTTTCTTCATTTTCTTGATTCTACGCTTCCTAAGTCTGCTAGAAACGTCATTTCCGAGTATCTTTTCGATAACATCTTCAGGCATAGCCTCAAACATCTGTCTAAGTTCACCGTTTATTTGCTTTTCTACTACCGGAAGGATATCTTTTACTGCTACATCCTCATTACCTTGCTCAAGAGCAATCATAAGGTTTTCAGCAATCCTTTTAACAACATATGGACTTTTAGGCAATGTAGACGAATCTAGAGCGTCTGTGATCTCTGTATCAAGATGCCTGGAATACTCTTCCTGGGCACGAGATTGTTCAGCACTCACTTTTTCCTGCTCTAAAGCCTCTCTAAGATGTCTTTCTTCTTCTACTTGCTTTTGAAGGTCTTCTAGTTGTTTTTGTTCAGGAGATTTCTGCAAGTCTTTAATACGCTTCTCCATATAAGTCTCTGCAACTTTGTCAGGATCTAGTCCTGCGGCCTTTAGTGCTTTCATTGGGTCATCTTGTAGCGACTGAGCTAATTGTTTCATTTTCTTCTCAGTAGCAGATGATTGTTGAAATTTCTCATCAGCAGCGAACCCTTTTTGTAGAAGTTCCTGAATTGCTTCGATATCACTTAAATCTATATCTTTTTCAACGTCTTTGCCATTAACTTTAAAAGTCATTCTACGCTTTAATTCAAAAGCAGCTTCCTGAACCTCTTCTTCGCTGGCATCTTCGTCTCCTATAACTTCAGCTAACTCTTCTTCAGTTGCATCGGACGCTTCAATACCTTCATCAGAAGCTTCAACTTCTTCTGAATCAACTACTTCTTCTAATCCACTATCGATTGATTCTAATACTTCATCGGCAGATGATTCTCCACCAGTTTGTTCTGCGGACGCAGATGTATCTTGATCGGACATAATATTCTCCTTAATATCCCTTATAGGGGTAATTGGTTAATTAGGCTCTCCAACACTGGAGCTACCTGTTTGTTATATATTCTATAAATATTTGTTAAATGTCCATGCTCATCGGCATAAATATATGTTAATCCTAAATTAATCAATAAACTTAATCTAAAAGCATATTGGCGCAACTTTATATTAAAGTGTCTCAATTTCTTTTTTCTTTTATGACCTAATCTTACAAAATTAATTCTCGCCATCTTTAGACCAATCCTTCAATAATTTAGCTGGACTATGCATGGAGCATTTATGGCCAGACAATACTTCAACAAATTCTGAACAAAAATATAGATCAGGTTTTTGCCATTTATTGTTCTTAGGCATAGGTTTCTTAAATATAATTAACTTTAAATATGATAATCCGAAAAACAAAATCCCAGACCAGTCGTATTTTTTCCCCCATAAAGAAGTTAATTCTTTAAAAATGTCCATAGATGGTCTATATATATTATCACAAGGGATTCTTGCGACTTCATTATTTTTTTCTAACCACTTTGCATAAGGAATAATTCTAACTCCAGTTGAAAAAGTAGATTCAATTACTAAAGTATCATTTAATAATACAGCAACATGGCTAGGATTTTCTTCTAATCCTAAATTTTCATATTTAGCTGCCCAAGCAATAAGCCTAGATCCTATCTTTTTATTATTACTAAATATATATTCGACTTTCATTAATCTTTAACCTCATGTAAGCCTAGATTTACTGAAATAGTTACTGGATCTGGTCCGTTGTTTGTGTATTCTACGCATACGTGAAGCCCTAAGAATAAATCCGCATCATAATCATATTTTTTAAAATACCTACTATTTGGCATATTAACATTAAAACCGAATTGATTAACTGGATATAATGGAATAGTAGTTAATAATCCAACATCAGTATCTAATATTTTAAAATCAACAGTATCTCCTTTTTGGCATCCAATAATTTCAACGTCTGTAATTTTTACTAATTCATAAGGAATCTCAAAAACAAGAGACCCAGTATTTCCTGAATTAATTGTTGCTTCAGGGATTCCGGTTTCCCTCGCGTATAGTTTCTTGCCGTCTGGAAGTATTTTATTAGAAAATGCGGTTGTTGCTTCAATGATGACTTCTGTTTTTAATTTTTGATTTGCTGATACAAGATAGTTTGTTTCAAAATCTTCTTGATCTGAATCAACTTCGGAGTCATCTAACTTTTGTATCATAGTTGATAACATAAATGCTCCATCTATTGCGTATATGGAATAAAACCCACCCAAATCAATAGAGTGTATATTTAAATTTCTTTCGCTAATAAATGTTTTTAATTGATCCCAATTTACGTTAACTACCATTAACTAACTCTCCATATACAAAGTCGCGCTCTTCTAATTTCTACTGTAGTTTCTGGTGCTCTAAAATCTATATCAAAAGTTTTAATTCCAGAAATTCCAGTTAGATTTTTAAAGCCACTGGAAGGTCTCCACGAGTCTATACCTCCTGGCTTTTTATGTGCTCCACTTTCTTCAGAAATAACCAATGAATCGTCTTCGTGAACTCTTGATTCGTGCATATCATCATTTGTTGTATTTCTTATTTCATAAAACCAAGTAAGATTATAATTTCCAGACGGAAGAGATGTTGTTGTTAATTTTAATTTCTCAACATACGAATTGGACGCAGTTGATGATGTCCCTTCGCTCTCAGTACATTGATATTCCGATCCAAATACTGAAGGTGAATGTATATACTGGAAATCCACTTGTTTAGTTTCTCCAGTACTAATATCAACTATAACTAGAGCGTCAGTTTGTGAAGGTGTCTCTCCTAATTGTGTTAATTCTGTTATTTTTTTATCAGCCATAATAATTTTCCTTTTAAATCCACCTTAATCTGTCACCAGATTCTGTTAAAATAATTCCACCATCTTCTAATTGTAATAATCCAACTCTTTGGACACACCACTCAGGAGCTATTCCTGTAACCATAAATGAATCAACTAATATATCATTGCTATAAAAATTATATATAATCGAATCAATCAATATATCTTTACAAACTTTATCATAAAATAAATTTAATGATTCAACTATCGGAATAATAACATTAAGAGCCTTATCTTCGTCTATAGACGATACTGTAAGCCTTCCTTCTTCAGTAGACTGTACTGGAGTTTGTTCTGTTCCATCTAAATCAGCACCGACAAGTTTTGTAGTCAGTGCTGCATCTTTATCTTGAATATCGCCCATTAATTAATCCTATTATGTATTTCTTTCCACTCCAATAATTGTGGTAGATAAATCTTGAACTTGATTATCTCTATTTGTTCTGATAACCCTAACTGTAGTTCCATTAGCTGTTCCAATAACCTTTAATGCTACCTTTAAATCTATATCGGCATCTGGTTTTGCTGTAGAATTAAATCTAACTGCTTTTTTAGTAAAAACTTCACTAACCGCACCATCACCAATTTGTAATTCAACTTTCATTTTACCAGAAGCACTACCTAAAGCTTGATGAACTAATAGTGTCTTTCCTGAAGCAACTACTAAGTCGTGAGTATCTGTAGCATCTTTAGCGACATCTACTGCAGTATCTTCATCATGAATTTCATCACCTTCTGATTCTTCAAAAGTTACAGGAAGTGGGTTGTTAGCAGAAAACGCCTCACCATCTTCATCATGTAATGAAATATCTAAAGCTCTTACTTCGCCAGCAGAATCTTCGATAGATGTTAATCTCTCAGTAGATTGTGTATCTCCCGGTGTTGCATTTCTAACGTGACCAACTACAGCAATGTTTGCTGGATCAGTGTTTGTTGTACCATCGTGAATACCACTAACACTTGTATGACCTTCTTCTGACAAGCGTTGAACTCTATCAACTCCTGTAGGATCATTACCGTGTGACTCAACGTGAGCATTATTATCGGTATCTACTTCCATTTGTTGTGAATCTGGATTGCTGGCGTCAACAATCTTTGTCTGTACTCTTTCGTCTAGGCCATCGGCCTCGGATCTTATCGGTAATCCGCTATTGTAATCTGACATATAATGTCCTCCCTATTACTTTGTTAATTCTTGTTTGCGTTCTTTTTGTAACTCAATATGAGCTTCAATTCTTTTAATATCTTCAAATCTTTCTAGAATTTTATATTCTAGTTCAGCGATAGCAGCTTCTATTTTTTTAAGCTCCATTTCTTTTTTCTTTTTTGCTAAGTCCATTAGGTCACCTCTATGTATTGTATTTTTCCGTTAAAATCTCCAACTTGTGGTCTTGGATGAATTACTGTAACTGTTACAACATCTCCAACAAAAACCTCAAAGCCAGGGTTAAATTCTCCATTAAAAACAAATTCTTTCTCTAAATCTCCACCAAAATGAACTCTTTTCAAATCGATAGTTGTTCCATTTATCTTAACTCTATACTTCGCTATATTATCACCAGAAACACTGGCTCGTTGTATAAAAGTTCTTCTTCCTCCAACTACTGTATGAGTAACAATTGTAGCCTCTATTCCAGATGCAAGAGAAGATATCTCATTATACTTCTTTAATCCATTAATATTATTGCTTATAGTATTTCTAGTTACTATTGAACCATCAGAAAGTATCTCTAACTGGTCACCATCACTATCAGCAATTGCAACATTATCTTGTAACGAACTCAGATCTCTAATATCTAAGTCTTCATTTATAATATAAACATCACAACCAATCTTACCACTAAGGGTAGTACTTGTTATAAAATCCGTGCCGTTTCCTAAACGAACAGAATCTTCAGTATGATGAATGGCAACTTCTATTCCACCACCGGGACCGCCGCTAGTATCTACAACACATACACGAAGACAATTCTTATCTACATCGTATACGCTTCTAATAACTTGGGGAAAATCTAATCCCTTTAGGTTATTTGCCATTATTAATTCCCATATCCATTATGCAGTTAACTTACGGTGCCTTTTTCTTAGCTCGCTTATCTCCATAATATGCAGACTTCATTCCCTTTTTAAGCTTCTTCCAGTTACCTTTTAATTCCCATATTTGCTCTCTAGTTAAACCTGAATTTTTACTGTTTTTAATAGCTTTCTGTTCTCTTAAAGTTAAATCTTTATCACTATCATATTTTGCACCAAATGTATCACTAAATCCTTGTAAGAACTTCTTTTTATCCACTATTTATCCCCTTTATATTTTCTAAATTTATTTACATAGTCGTGAGATCCATAATCTCTAGCTTCTACTTGCTCAGGACTTAGGTTGTGTCCTTGGAACCAAGAATATGCAGCTTTTTCGTCATTACCTTGTCTATCTAGAACTTGTCTAGCCATGTGTCTTGCTATGAGTTTTTCTAGTTCAGGATTAGTTTCTATTGCTTGTTTCATTTCTATTGGACCTAGAGAACTCAATCCTTCGAGTTCTGGTGTAATTTGTCCCGACATTCTCATTCTATTTAAAGTCTCCGTTATTGTATTAGGCATTAACCCATACGTTCCTGTAGCACGGTGACCTTTATGCATTCCGCCCTGAATCATTTCGTGATCAAAATTCTTACCACCACTAGATTCAATTTGACCTATAACATTTAAAAAGTCATCCTCTTCAGTACCTCTTTGATTATTCTCCAAATCAACTTGTTGACTATCCATCTGTTGCGCTTGTCGATATGCGTCTAGTAGTTTTTGATTGTCGTCTGGCATTGAGGTTCCTATAGTAAAAAATAAAATTAATAATTCAACAAACATTACTCTGGTAATACGTCTGCTGGGTCTGTTGGTAAATTTTCAAATGGAGCAGGTGGACTTGCTGGTTGTGGTAAAGTTTGATCTGGAGTAGCTCCTGGTTGTTCCATTGCGCCTTCAACTGAACCGTCCATACCACCTTGATTAACTAACTGATCTGGTCCTGGTTGATTTGCAGGAGATCCACCTGGAGGTGCTAAAGGCTGTTCACCGATATGCATCAACGTATCTGGATCAACATTTCTAAGAGCGTCAATATGCTCTTGAACATGATTTAAAACTCTTGCAACTAATTCAGGATCTTCTTTTAATGAAGGATCTGATAAAACGTCTCTATGTTCTTTTATGTGAAGAGAATGTGGTTCGATTGCGATAACTTGAATTTCTCCGCCAGCTACCATCTTTTCGTTCTCGGCTTTAACTAGCATTAACTGTCTATCAATACCATCAGTCATTGTCTCAAGCTTACCGCTATTAATAACGCTGATATATTGTTCTGGTGTTTTAATTAAATTCATTTGAAGCATTTGCTCCGCCATCTGAACTCTACCTGCTGTAGTTTTTGCTAAAGGATTTCCAACATCAACAATCACTCTATTAATTTGAGATAAATCGTCACCAGTAAATTCTTCCATATAAGTTCTATTAGCTTCACCAACAATTGTTGCTATTCTAGGAACAGAAGCAAAATCTTTTAATAGATTAACTAGTCCAGTACCAACATCTTCAATTAAAGTAACATAAGAATGTTGTAGTCCTGAGATAAATTGTAAAGACATACTTTGCACTAAAGCTAAAGCGTTACCAGATTTAAGAGATGATTCTGGATTACCACGAGATACAGAGTTTACTCCAGATACTGTTTCCATTGTTTGTTCTAACATTTCGATAAATTTAAAAACTTCTGGAGGGGTTGATGTTAAATTAAGAGCTTCGGGTTTCCCTATCTGTGCATTATATTCAATAATATTTAATCCACCACTTATAGATGACGGGTTAATATCAGCACCACGAGGTATCATTACATTTTGAACGGCAAATGCGTTTTGGTTACTAAGAACTGCACTATAAAGTCCATTTAATGCGTCTTGAATTGGTAATAAATCAAAGGTATCAGTATATCCGTATGGAGTTCCAAGAATATCTCCAGGAGAAACTCTATATATTGGAAGTTTTCTATAGGGATTAACTGTGTCCATTAATACTGCATCAGATTCAACAAAAAGTAAATAACGACCATCAGGCATAGATTCAGTCTGTCTATGGTAAAATTCATAAACAGCAATATCATCAGTTTCATCGTGATATACTCCACTGAAATCAAATCTTTCTTTTTGGTCTTTAGTTTCCTGTAAAAGAATTTCATCTTTCATTTCAGGATATTTAGCGGCCAAATCAAATCTGTTTTTAAATTGTCTAATTAAAACCCAATCTTGTTTTTGATTGTCTTCTTTTGTACTATCAAATACAACATCAAAGGGCGATACTGTACTAAATACTACATCACCTTCATATATAGGATATCCAGCTTCGTCTTCTACAACGTTACCGTCTTCGTCAACTTCGTGGGTCTGTTCTCCGTTTTCATCAAGAACATCTTCCTCTTCGCCAGTTTCTTCATTCATTTGTCTTTGTATTTTATTTTTAGGCTCAACATAATCGTGAACTTCACCAGCAGTTGCGTTCCATTCCATTTTTACATAACCGGAACCAAATACAATTGCATGTTCTATTGCAGTTGAAAGATAGTCTTCGAGTCGCTTTTCTCTCATATAATAGTCTAATAGTCCATTTGCTAATTTAGTCTGAACTAGAGATTTATAATCAGTATTAGTAGCTCTAGCCTGCATAGCTGGACGAGTCGCAGTAACCATTGTAAGCATATGACGACATATATTACGATAGTGATTTACTGGAAGATTTACTAGTTCTCCCTGTTCTCCAGAGAATGTAATTCTGTGACCAGACCCAATATCAGTGTAATAAGCTCCATGATATGCTGACCATGCTTCTTTTAATTTATCTAAATATCCATTAACAGCAAATGTGTGGAACCATTTGTTGGCTTTCTGAAGTACGATACGGGAGGTATCTTCACCTTCTTTTGATGCAAAATATTCATTATCTTTACCAGCCATTTAACCGCCTTATGAGATTATAGGTTCATTTAATATTTGTTAATTCTTAATTGACTTACGGACTTTAAACAATTTAGTAATTGCCTCGAATTGATCGTTGTCTGGAGTCCTACTGTATGCATTATCAGGAGATAATACACCATAATTGTTGGGATATGGGTTTTTACCGTATATTACGTTACGAATAAGGTATATAACCGCATCTAGAGCATCAAAGTGACCACCATCGGCACTTCTGGCAAATTGCTTATAATTACTCTGATTCATAGCCTTCTCAGACCGCCTAGCCCAGCTTCCCGACTTTAAATGATAGATTAATGTCTTACATCTAGGGTGTATTGACACCTCACGGTTCATTACCTTGAGTCTGACGTTGTTTATTGCAGCTTCTTTGTTGTCTTTCTTGGTTGGAAGGAAGTTTTTATCGGCAAACATCAAATATGGCTGTTTTTCGCCATATAGCTCTTCCATCTTCTTTTTAATGTTAGATGCGATATCCTTGCTATTTTGCTTGGTTCTCATCACAAATTCATCTTCAATAACCACTGTATTTTTCAGGAAATCGTAATATGCAAAGAGAATAACGGTGAAATCCTTGCCTCCGATATCCATTGATAGATATACGTCATAAAATGGGGGACGCTTATATTCGCCATTTACTATCTCTTTTTCGGCATCATCGTCAAATTCAGGAATTACTGTATTCTCGGCATTTCGTACAATTTCACAAAGATACTCTGCTCGATATTTTGGATGCTTTCTGCCGCCGGGATATTGCTCCTCAATGGCCTTTTTGCGAGATTCGTCAAGTAGTGGATTGTCATCAATCGTATATTTATGCAATCTTCCTGCTAATTGCGCAGGTTCAACAAACTCTTTTATAAAATCATGCTCTGGGTTATCAGGATCTGGCGTAGAGGCTAGAATGCCTCTACCATCAGTAGTTAACGTTGTTGGAGATAAAACCGATCTAACAACCGTATCGAGATCGTTACAGAATCCAGCTTCGTCTACTATCCAAAGGTCAGATTTACCACCACGAATAGAATCATAGTTTTGGTTATCTGTTCCAGCCATCTGAATCTCGCTTCCATTAGGAAAAACATAGATCTTATCGGCTTCTTTGTATTCTGGTTTTATATCTGGGGGGCAATCTTCTAATAATTGACGCATAATCGGCTTAAGAATAGTTTTCACCATTCTTTGTTTAGGGCATACATATTTTACGATTGCATTCTTTTTTCGTAGGCAAGTCTCTATTGCTAGAGCGCACATAAGGTATGACTTACCAGTTTGGCGACTAATTAATAGTGTAGTAGTATAATCGGTACCGTTATAGTACTTATCATAGATTACTTTTTGAAGATCGTGTAGTTTCCACTTTAAAACTCCCTTATTCCATAGGATTTTTATCGCTTGTTTTCGACTTACCTCTGCGCTTTGTTTTTTTGTTAGGGATTTCTTCGACACTTCCTGCTATCCTTATTAGATCCGACTCTGATAATCCATCGGGTACTTTACTATATTCAGCCTCTATTGGTTCTTTGCCTGCCAATAAACGTTGATTTTTTATATGTAAGTCTAGAGTTCTAGTTTCTTCTAGAGTTAATAGTCTATCTTGAGATAATAAATTAAGACGATAAATCTGTGTTTCTAATATCACTTGCTCTGGAGTTTGTGCTTTTAGAATTATACTAGGTGTATCATTTTGTCTTACATTATCTAATTCTTTTAATAAGATTGTGACTGTATCTTTCAATGCCTCATTCTCTTTTTTAATTTCTAAATTTAATGTTTCTAATTGACCTTTAGTTGCCATATTTTACCTTAAAAGTAACTTTTGGTTTTTAATCGATCAGTTGATTGTGACATTTTTAATGTACTCAACGCACTTTTAACTTCAGCTAGATCTTTTAAAACCGCTTCATCTAAGCTATATGGCTGGAATCTCTTTAAGTATTGAGAATATCCATATAATGATGCTAGAACTAAAACAATTATACTATCAGCGAATGTTGGCTGAAGTATCATCATTTTGGCGACAAACGCTAAAAAAACGATTAGGGAATAGTTTATAACTAAGTTTTTCAACTTCATAGTGTATTATCCTTTTATAAAAATAAAACAATCTCTGGTGTAACAACCTTGGTGCTTTCGCAATCTTTCCCTATTGGGTCGTGTTTCTTACCGTTCATCATTCATTTAATATTTGTTAAATCCTGGCACAAATCGTGCATATATCAATTATGTCTAACTTTTAGACACTTGTCAAGATAATAATAAAAATAATTGACAATACATCATAATCGTGATATATTGATAATGTAAGGCGGCGTGGGAAGCTGTTGGTGGTGGTCTTAGAGCCTTAAAACATAATGGTCCACTAACTGGAGACACGCTCTTGGTTACTGTTCATAAGCCAGATGAAGCTAGAATATATGCTGGATTTGAATGATGCGCAAAAGTACTTTGCCAGAGTCGCGACTGGCCCTTACCTTTTTTAAGGAGATTATTATGAAATGGATTTTATTAATATTATTATTTTCGATACCACTGCAAGCGAAGACATATCGAGTAGCTGTTATTGATACTGGACTACAGAAGAAATATATTTCAGAAGCCAATCTTTGCATAAAAGGACATAAGTCTTTTGTTAAAGGCGAAACTATTGTTGATAATCACGGGCATGGAACTAACATTGTGGGCTTAATTAAGAAAAACGCAGGAAATGCTGATTACTGTATTGTCATTGTTAAATATTATAGTACATACAATCCTGCAGTAAATATGAAAAATCTTATTAAAGCTTTGGATTATGCTTCGACAATTAAACCGGATATCATAAATTTAAGTTTAGGTGGCGGAGGTATAATAGTAAAGGAAAGATTATTAATTCGTAAGTTACTAAACGCTGGTACAATTATAAATGCGGCAGCAGGTAATGAATATACTAATTTAGATAATAACTGCAACTACTATCCTGCATGTTACGATAAGCGAATAAATGTGATTAGTGCTAAAGATTTTGATTCAGCAAATAAGGGACATGTCGTTTCAATATATGTAGATGGTAAAGATAGAAGTGCTTTTGGTTTTAAAATGACAGGAACCAGTCAGTCTACTGCAGTTTATACTGGGATGCTTATAAGAGGGATGAAATGAGCCTTATAGGGACGTTTATCCTAACGACAGCCATTAGTATAACTGCATCAAGAAGTCCGGCAAGTAACGAGGGAGACGCATATAGGGCGTTAACTAAAGCAACCTTCTTACAAACTGGCGTAGATGTAAAAGTTAAAGAGTTTGAAGAAGAATATATAAACGAAGATGTGAGGAAGTATACCGGATGGACAATGATAGTGATAAAGATATCAAGCGAGAAGAGAATAGGTTACGAATGGAAGTTCTAAGCGAAGCCGTTGAGCGTTATAGAATGATGGCTCATGTCTTTTTTAGAAGATTAGATCATAAAGAGAAAATTGATGCAATGATTGAAGTTGCCGAATTAATAAAAGAGGAGAAATAATGTATAAATGCGAACAATGCGGAAGTCAATCTAAAATTGGTGAGAAGTTAAATAGAAAGATAACTAAGTCTAGACCAAAGACTTATGAGAATGTATTTAAAGATGATCGTAAGCGAGAAACTAAGAAAATTACTGAAGGTAATGAGATAGTTCAGGAATTGTTGGTTTGTGGTGGTTGTAGTTGAAAGTAAACAACACTGAAGCAGTTTATGCTTTACTCTTTATTGCGTTATCTTATCTTTGTGGGACTCAATTCATAGATACTGGGTATATATCGTTTTTCATTGCACAAATGGCTTTTATGATTGTTGGTGTAATTAGAGCTGCGAACATAGTAGAAAAATGAAGAAGTTTATTATATATTTTTCGTTTATTATGATGTTCCTTAATGGGTTATTGTTAAATTCCATACAATTTATAGCACATTTTGAATTATATACATTTTCAGAATATACATTAAATGTCATTGCATTGTGTTTATTATTATCTTTTTGGTTGACATCAGTAATTCCTGTGTGTTATATTATAGCAATACTATATGATAAAGTGAGTGATTTATGAAAGATATTTTAGAGGGCCAACTATTAAAAAGAAACCAAAAGGGCATTATCATTAAAATACATAAGATTTTTGAACAAACTGATACAATATTCAAAGCTGATGTTTACTTTTTATTTAAAACAGGAACTGGTGATTATCATAAAATAAATAAAGATCCATTTATGTTAAAAATACACGATGATGATTTTTCCTATTGGGAAGAGGTAATAATATGAGCGATAAAAAGAAAAAGCCTGAAGAGTATATATTAGAGATCCAATTAGCTTGCGCGAAGCTTGGATGGAATATTGGGATTACTAATGAAGATGATCTTAGCGGATTAATTATAGGAAAAACTAGTTTCATTAAAGAAGTAGTTAGTCAATTAGAAGAAATAGAAGAATATGAAATATGGAGTTGTCCCGAAAAGGACGATAAACTACTACACTAGGGAGAGTAAGTGACTTTTTTAACATTTTTATTATATTTTTTAGCATCAATGGTTATATATGATTTAAGTACATTCTTGGTTCTAACAACCATAAAATTCTTTGTACACAAGAGACTTCAAAACTCAATGCAACAAAACATGGAAGCTAATACAATAACATTAGAAGAATTAGTAGAGAAAATTAACGAATCTAAACAAGGGGACGATGGTACATGGCATTAAGATTCCTGATTATATCTTTTCTATTATTAATGGGATGCGGTACTCCCTTTTCAATATCTGGACCGAAGGTTGATCCTCAATTTGATTCATATGTCAAGACATATCTTGAACATAAGAGTAAATATGCTGGAGAAAGTGAAATGAATAACATAAGTATAGTATTCGCTTCACTTGAGGGTAATGTAGTTGGTACATGTTATTATCCTGGATTAATTGAGATAGATGCTACCTATTGGTTCAATACATCTGAGGCTAAACGTGAGATTTTAATTCACCACGAGTTGGGGCATTGCGATTTGAACATAATTTGGCATAGAGACCCTAAATCAATAATGCAACCACATATTATAGGATCGAATGAGTATGTAGACAATAAAGACTTCTATTTAAATGAATTATTCTTCAATTATCCGTTTAATTCTCTTGACTATCTATACGAATCGGTGTATTATGAAACAAAGGAGAAAAAGCATGGAAATAGAAAAAGAACTCATACTTCTTGTCGGTCCCATAGGATCGGGGAAGACCACATTCGCTAAGAGTCTACAGAATGATAACTATATACGTATATCGCAAGATGAAATGGGCCGGAAGGCTTATCTTACTCATTTTAAATCCGCAGTAAGAGATGGCGTTCCTAGAATTCTTGTGGATAGACAAAACTTCAATAAAGAACAACGAGAACGCTTTATCACGCCAGCTAGAGATGCAGGTTACTGTGTTACTATATTCGAATTTAAAACTAATAGAGAGGTATGTGCTGAACGTGTAGTTAATCGCACAAACCATCCAACGGTTCGTGGCGGAGACGTTGATCTTACTATGGATATTATTAAAAATTATGAAAGACTTTACGAACAACCTACTCCAGATGAGTATGATAATTATAATGAGGTAACAGGATGAGTAAGAAGTTTAAAAGATATAATTCAATAGAAAATTCATATAGACAAAAGTATTTACTAAATTGCTTGGCAGCATATCCTGAATTACAAAATATTAAATACTCTATTAGGGAAAAGATTGATGGTTCTAATCTGCAACTATACTTTGAACCTAATGTTGAAATGAAAGTTGGAAAACGTTCAGGATTTATATCTAAAGACGATAGTTTTTTTGACGTATGGACTGTATTAGATTCCTATATGGATCTATTATTACGCATACAGGCAGACGTTGATAATGGTGATGTTCCTTTAAGACTATACTGCGAACTGTGTGGTCCTGGAGTACAGAAAAGAGTTAACTATGGTGATAAAAAGAAATTAGTATTTTTTGATATCGAGATTGATGGAGAGATGGAATCTCAATTGTATTTTGAAAGATTTTGCTCAGTCTTCGGTATAGAGGACGTTGCTCCTCTATTGGGATACGCAGAATCATTAACAGAAGCTTTAGATTTTGATGTAAACTTTGATAGTAAAATTCTTGGTATAGAAAATAACGCATCTGAAGGTGTTGTGATTAAACCGTATCTTGAGGAATTTACTATGGGTAACGGATCTAGATTCATCCTTAAAAAGAAGAGCGAAAAGTTTGCAGAGAAAATGAAGGTAAAAGTTCCGAAAGAAGAACTGTCATCAGAAACTGTTAAATATATGTTGGAATTTAAAAGTTACATAACCGATAATAGAATCTTGGGTATATTCTCGAAGCATGGTGAGATACAGGAAATGAATCAGCTTGGTACATATATAAACTTAGTAATAGATGATGCTAAAGAGGATTTTTTAAAAGATAATGATATATCAGCTTTAGATTCTAAAATTACTAAAAAGATATTTAACGTTGGCGGAAAAGTAGTAATTATGTTGAAAGGATATTTATAATGAATAAGGTAGAATTAGATTTATATGATTTTGACAAGCTAAGAGAAGATCGTAAAAGATTGAATCGCATACAAGAATTAATGAAAAAACTTCCAGTAGAATTTACCGGACTTTACAGAAACGAAACCTCGGCAGGTTATGGAGGAGGGCAGCCATTTGTTAATCTAGAAGTTAAGGAAATGGATAACTTACTATTGTCAATTAGACGAGAGTTGGGTAGAGTATATGACTAGGTGGTTCACTGCAGATCTTCACTTTGGTCATCGTAATGTCATCGGCTTTTGCCAAAGACCATACAAAGATATCCAGGAAATGGAAGAGAAGATAATCGAACAGTGGAACTCTCAGGTTGCTCCAACAGATGAAGTTTGGTTTTTAGGCGACTTCGGCATCAATAAAAGAAAATGTTTTGATACTGAGTTAGTGTCTAAACTTAATGGTCATAAATTTATTATTGTAGGAAACCATGATTCGTTCTTTGTTAGAGGACATGAAAGTGTGCTTAAGTTCGAAGCACAGTATCGTGAGAAATATTACAAAGCAGGATGGGTTGGTGCCTATACTGAGTATTTAATGCAACTAAAAAATGGAGACTTAGTTAATCTGAGTCACTTACCTCCAAGCAACGAGCACGATACTAGATATTCTCATTTTAAATTACAGAATTACCCAACTATAACGTACCTGCACGGCCATCTTCATGCGCATTATCTCAAAAAGGATAATATGATAGATGTTGCTTTCGATACTGAACTTAAACTATGGTCTGAGGATGACATCATAGAGATTATGAAAGATAAGAGAACATTTATTCCAACCAGATTAACAAAAGATTATACCGAAGTATCATTATTTTTAAAACCATTTGAAGAAGAAGTAAAAAAGAAGAACTTAAGAAAGTCAGTTAAACAAGATCTCGTCCTTTATAACTACACAGACCAATGCGTATTTAATAAAGAATGGAATGAAGTGACTAGACATTCTCGTGGAATTATTATGGATAGAAATACAGGAAAGTTTGTGGCTATCCCTTTTCCAAAATTCTTCAACCTATCCGAGCAACATGAAACTCGCATAGAGAATCTTCCTGACGAACCATATACTGTCTCTAAGAAGATGGATGGATCATTGGGTATAATTTACTTCCATAAAGATAAATGGAACGTGGCTACTCGTGGTTCATTTGAGAGCGAGCAAGCTAAACGCGCAGAAGAGATACTTAAAAAGTATGATATGACGGAGATCCCGACAGAGCTAACACTTTTAGTTGAGATCATATATCCTGAAAATAAAATAGTAGCCAATTATGGTGATGATGAGAAGCTTGTGTTACTCTCTGCAGTAAATGTTGAAACTCAAAAAGAAGTTGATAGGAATACTTGCGAATTAATCAATAGAGATTCAGGAATTGAGTTGGTTGAAGAGTATGATTATACAATTGATGAAATGATCGAACTTCAAAAGACCTTACCTAAAGATGAGGAAGGATTCGTTGTTAGATTTGAGTCTGGTCTTCGAGTAAAGATAAAAGGCGATGAGTACTGTAAGATTCATAGACTAATTTCACATATGACACCTCTTGCTTTCTGGAATTCTATGGATAATGGTAAAGTTAAAGTTGAATACATACAAGAACTCCCAGAAGAGTTTCGTAAAGAGGCCGAAGACTTAACTGAGCGTCTGGAATATGAATACAAAGATACTTTGAAGTATATACATAAGTGTTATGACCTCGCACCAACAGATTCAGCTAAAGAGTTGGGTCTATACGTTCAAAATAGTTTACCAAAACATGGCGGAGCATTCTTTTCTATATTTAATAACGATAAAGAGCGTCTAGATAAGTATGTGAGTAAATATATAAGGCCCACAGGAAACGTTATATGATTTTACTAACCTGCGGATTAACTATTATGATTAACTTATCTGGTATTCCTTGGAATAAGACAGATAATATGAGCAAGAAACGTGCCATGTATGTTTGTCAAGCAAATTATAATGCTTGCTTATTTAAGTTTATAAAAAAAGAAAAATTAGTCTATAGAGCTGTTTGTGGTTGACATAGTAAGTTTAATGTAGTATATTAATAATATAAACAAGGAGAAATAATGGGATATAAAGATTACGTAAAAGTTCATGATAAGTATTTAGTACAATACGACAGCAACAGAAAAGATAAGGTTCCGGATGGGCATTATCAATTATCTTATATTCCAGATATGGATCAATTAATTTTTGAAAAGATTAAATTTAATCACGATGAGTTATTGGAGTTGCCAAGTAAAGAATTTGCAGAAGCTGCATCTCAAGTTGATACATTTTTGACTCCGGAAAGTAAGCAGTTATTTGAAGATTACGGTTTTGTTTATAAAAGATCTCTTCTTTTTCACGGAGTTCCTGGAACAGGTAAAACTTGTTTGGTAAATAGAATTGATAACACGGTAGTATCTATTGGTGGAGTTGTTCTTTTTAACCCCAATCCTGCCATGCTACATAAAGCGTTTAAAGCTTTAAATGAAATCCAACCAGATACGAAGATTGTTATAGTTTTTGAAGAACTAGATCAATTAGTTAAAACGTTTGAACATGAACTTTTAAATTTACTTGATGGTGAGATTCAACAGGATAATGTTATCTATTTAGCTACTACTAATTATATATCTCAAGTTCCGGCTCGTATTATGCGCCCAGGAAGATTTCCCTCCGTTGTTGAGATTAAATATCCTGATGAAAAGTGCAGAGAGTTTTATCTTAATAAAAAGATAGGACACATTGATACTCAAGAAGAAATCAAGAATATAGTTAAAACAACTGCTGGATTTTCTATTGATGAATTAAAAGAAGTAGTGTTATCTACTAAGTGTTTGCAGATTCCACTAAAGGATACTGTTGATAGGATTAAAGAAACTAAAGAGCTTTGTAAAAATGATAAAGTATTCAGGGAATATGATGAATGGAATCAAATGG